CTCAGCAATTTCGGCACGAAGACCGTTTTCAATCGCTAGCTTGTTGTCCTCGACCCAGCTCTCAACAACATAGTTGAGATAACCATCAACTTTTTCGACCAACTCTGTCTGAATGCGATCGGTCTCTTCGGTAAGCTCCTGTTGATAGCTCTCTTCGAGCTCCTCGATTCGCTCACCGACCTTAGCATTCAAGGCTGCTTCGAAAATGACTTCGGCTTTTTCCTTAAAGCCTTCGGATAGAGTAGCTTCAGAATCAACGAGTGCCTCGATGTCCTCCTTCATGGAGTCCTTCTTGTACTTCTCGTTCTTCTTCTTGTACTTCTCTGTCGACATTTCGGAATCACCATCCTCCATGTCATCCTCATCATCATTTTCTTTTTCCTCGTACATTTCGTCGTACATCATCTTTTCAACAGCCTTCTGAAGATCGTCCTTTTTCATTTCGGACATCTTGTCATAGGCTGCTTTGATCATGCCGGCTTTTGTCTTCGGAAGAGCCTTAGCCTTAGGAGCAACCTTATCGGCGTCCTTAGGATCGACTTCTTTACCCTTCGATTCATTCATCGCCGCAATTCCCTCGTCAGAAACTTTGTCATCAACGAGTTCATCGCGGAGGTTATTGCTATTGTCATCTGACATTTGCATTCTCCTGCTTTGTCAAAGTTTTGAGAGGAAATCGTAGTCCGATCTCAGTCTCGCAATCATCACTTGTTCCCTATTATAAAGGGAGTACCCATATATTAAACATTTGTGGCAGTACCACAAATTCTTTTTATTACCTTTATTTATAAAAAAGGCAATTTCTAAACGGTTAAATTCTATTCAGCAAGTCCTTAAAGACCTTCATCTGCGCATCAGCAAGGTGATCCTGCGATACAGAACCAAGCGTCTTACGATATCCGTCAACGTCCTGCGCCTTGATCACTCCGTTCTCGACAAAATATTCAACGCCTTCCATAATGCCGTTGACGAACGCCTCGGGCGCAGATGGATCCTGTACGATGTCGACGGTTGAAAGAATAAAGTCATCAGCAACGACCGTCTTACCTTTCTCCTGTTTCAATGATCCCATACCGCGAGTCGATACTCCGAGCTGAACATCACCGTCCATCAAACCACGAACAATTTTCCCCATTGGAGTTTCTAGAATTTCAGCCTTCCCCATGACGTTATCGCCATCCCAGCTAAGTTCCGTGATCTTATGCGACACGCGGTCAAGATTAATTGTCGGCGAATCCGGATGACCGAGCTCACCAACTGCACGACCTCTTGAAACCTGTTCGATTGTATATTTTTTGGTTGCTGCTTCGAGAACTTCACGAGGATACACGCGACCATTACGATTTTGTTTGGTCGCTTGCATGAAGATGCCTTCGATCACATACTTGCGTTGACCGTTCTTTTCCTCGGTCAGATATCGAAGTTCGTCGGTGTGCTCGGTGATCAGTTTCATTGCATCATGCCTTCAACTTTATCAATCGCATCCGTAAGACTAATATATGCATCGCGAAACTCATCTACTGCTCTGTCATAGTCTCTACCAGCACCCTGAGGCTTGGAACTCTTGAGCATTTTTTCAAATTCGTTAATATTCTTTGAGAGTGTATCAGCGCGTTTGGCGATCTGCTTTGCCGTTTTCGCAGCCTCGTCCAACTGTTCCTCTTCGACGGCGTCTTCCTCGATCACTTCAGGTTCAGTGTAGATTGAACGGTATGCGTCTGAGATTGCTTTGATATCTTCGGTTGACATTTGTATAGTCCTTTACATTACTGGATATGTGATACGAGTCAGACGAACACCTGCATTCGCTGCATAGATCTTGTCCTTCTCTCGTTTCTTGATGATTTCTGTTTGACCGCCGACAAGTGTCATCGATCCGATCACGACATCATTCTCATCCAACATTGTGAGAACATGCGGAGATGTTGTTGTATTGACTGCACGGACGCGATCCGCATCCGATACTGTTGTCGCCGCACCGGATGTGGTCGGCGATGCAATCTCAGTTGTAATAGGTCTATACGATGGCATGACTTACAGATCCATTAGTTTGACAAAGTCCTCGATGCCTTTCTTGGCATCTTTCTCGGACTTGAAGTCGTCGAGTTTATCGCCATCAACATAAGCAACAAACTTAGACCCCTCTTTTTTGACTTCGGCAGAATACTTGTTACCCTTGCCGACTTTCATCTTTGCGACAGTCTTCTCGTTGATCTGTTGTGCAGACTCACTGACAGCCTGTCTAAACTGTTTGAAGTTATGCATCTCCGGATTCCTCAGCGAGATCATAACCCTTCTTCATGTATTTGTCAACGTCTTTCTTGTCAATAACCTCAACTTTGCCGTTTTTTACAACCATGACTTCGTTCTCAGGATCTTTGAGTTGACGTGTCTTTTTCTCTTCGATCGTAGACTCAGTCATATTCTTAGCGAGTTCGATCTTCTTATTCTCAAACGTTGAGTCAATCTTTGTCGCCATCGCGTTCTGAAATTCTACTCTTGCTGCAGCGTAGTCCTGTTCTTTTACTGCTGCCACAAATTTCTTTACGTTTTCATTCATGTTATGTTACCTTATTCCGTTTGTATATTATTTATACATATTCCATTTTTAGAACATGTCGTCTTCTTTGGTTGGATCCTTATATCTGCCCGATGATATCTCATCCTTAATCTGTTTGTCCATCTGTTCGATGTCTTGATCGGTCTGCTGCAGAATGTTTTTGCGCACCCAATCTTCTGAGTAATATCGACCAATATAATCGTTAAGATCGCGAAGAATTCCCATACGATCCTGAAGCAGTTCCGCGTGTTTGAGTTCGGTAAAGTGATTGTCCTGAACGTAATCAATCGAGATCTTCTGCGAGATCTCCTTCCACTCCTTATGATTGACGATACCCTTCGCAATGAGCTGCGTCTTGAGCACGTCCATGAACAGAAAGGAGAACTTCTTTCGAAGACGATTGATAAATTTTTGAAACTTTAACTCGTCTCGAGTGATCTCTGTCGCGCGACCCATCGAGAACGGTGAGTCCGACTCAAGACGATTGACCGGAACGTTCAGCGACTTATATAGATTCTTTTGAAAGTAGATAATGTCGTCGATCTGACCTAGATTATCTCCGCCTGGCAGAGTAGAGATCTCTGTACCACGACCACCCTCTTTACGCGGGAGCCAGAAGTCCTCGAGCATCGACATGTGTTTGCGATCATCGCGCATCTCGCCGGTATTCGCATCGTAGACCATCTTGTTACGATACTTCGACATGATGTTTCGCATGTACTCCTCGGCCTTACCCTTAGGGAGGTTACCAACATCGATGTAGAAGATACGACGTTCGGGAGCGCGTGATAGGCGATAGATGACGAGCGAGTCCTCCATCATACGCAGCTGATTCACTGGCTTCAGAGCCTTGTGAAGATATGAAAGAACACGCTTGCGAGACGAGTCGGTGACACCGGATGTAACGTATGTGATTGCATCAGGAGAGATCTTTAGCCCCTGAGACATCTGAGTGAGTGTCTGATTCTGATATATGAAGTACTCGTTAATACCCTTGATCATTTTGGTACGAGTCTTCTCGTCGTACTCTTCTTTGACCTCGCGAACCTTGCGAATCTTAGTAGGATCGATGTATCGTAGTTCGAGAATGCCCTTCTTTGGATTCTTTTCGTCTACGATCTTATGATAGTAAATCTTACCGTCGATATACCACCGACGAAAGATGTCGTGTCCTTTAAAGTTAAAGTCAAATAACTTGACGACATTATCAAACTCTTCGTAGATCATATCCTTGATCTTATCCGACTGCTCCAGATCATCAAGATTAATGTTAACTGGTGCGGATGCGTCGTCAGAAACGATTGCTTCGTTTACAATATCATCAATGGCTGCGTCACACTCAGGATTCTGCGCCAGGTCTCGATACTTAAAGACGAGATCGTTGTCCGATGAAACACCAGTTCCATCGAGATCAACATACGATCCATAGTATCCACCGGCATTGATTACCTCTCCGGTGCCGTCCTCTTCAGTTGGAGGAACGAACGAGAGTTTGCGTTTCTCTTCGGAATCAGACTCAGACTTCTTTTTAATCTGAAATCCAAATAAGGAGAAACCCTGTTCACCGCCGCTTTGATTATCCGCCATTCTTTTTACTACTCCAATTTCAAAATAAAAGACATCGGGGAGGCGAACCTCCCCCTGTCTCCACCATTATTTATAGGAACCTACGTTGTCGTATTTGATTCCCAGTAGTCCACCTGAAGTTCAACTGTGAACTCTTCGATGGCATCATTCTCTTCGTACGAAAGCGCGATCTCTGAGACGTTGGTAGGAAACGTGCCGCGGAAGTCATAACGCTTCAGCGCAACTCCTGACTTATCCAATTGTTCAACAATCATATCTGCTTTGTACGCATTTGGCTCGACCACACCGTCGTTTTCTGTATGAGCATTGATTCCGTTCATCCAACGTTCAAACGCATTACGAATCGCAAAATCCGTATCGTTGATGATGGTTACGGTCCATGGTTCAAACGTACGATCACCAGCGATCTTGATCTGACGTCCTCGAAAAGGAACCTCGATCGGCGCGATGATCGACGGTGGAAGGTTGGCCGCCTTACACATAAATGATGACAATTCAATGTCACCTACGGCAAAAGACGGATAAGTAAGAGTGGCGCGAAATAGATTAGGTCGCGCTCCTCCACCTGCCAGCTTTGCCTTAAAGTCGTCTACTCTTAGAGTCATTTTATTCTCCCTTAGTTACCGGCAATTTCGCTGAACTCAACACCAGTGCGAACGGCAACAAAGTTTAAGCGAATGAAGTTAATTGAACGAACAGGCTTGACATAAATGTCGGCAACAAATCGATTTGAATCGACAACTTCTGGTGTGTTGTTAGTTTCATCGCAGATTACATTGAAGTCAGTGACACCTCTTCGACCCTGAACGTCGCGCAAGAAAGGTTCAACCAAGTTACGGAACTGAGCTCTTGTGAACTGATCGTTAATCTCAAAGAGTTGTGCTTGTGCAGCAGTAGAGATTGCCTTTTCAAGCGTAATGAACAATCTACGAACGTTAATACGATCGAATGCTGTTGCCGCCGACTGCGCAGTCTTATCACCAAACATCACAATCCCTTGGCCAGGAAATGAAACGATTGGATTGACGCGAGCCTTATACAACGTGTCACGTTCCTGTTTATTCGGATTGAACGCAAGCTTAACCGCACCGCGAAGTTGACCACGACTGAAACCGGCGGGTGAGAACCAAGTTTCTGCAACC